TTTCGTCGGCGGCGTCAGATGTGGATAAGCGACAGCCCGACGCGATGCCCGATTTGCCGGAATTTCGGGTGGGCGCCGCCACAGAACCGCACCGCTACCCTGGTGACAACCGCCCCGACCCGACGGGGCGCGACAGACAGGAGGGCAGATGTCAGCATCACCCGCAACCGCCGCAGCCCAGATGGAGTACTGGGCAACCTGCGGCCCCGGAAAACCCCAGGGGGGTGACTACAGCGTCGGATACTCGCAACCTGACCGGTGGATGGCGTACGAACGGTCCACGGACCTGGGCTGGCTCACTGCCGACGCCAACATGGACTGCTCCGCTGGTGTGGCTGCCGCCTGGAACTTCGCGTTCCACGCCGACGGCGAGCCCTGGGACTCCGGGGTCATGTTCCCCAGGGACACGTACACCGGCAACATCCGCGGCTACGCCACCTCCAGGGGCTTCGAGGACGTCCACTGGGACGACAACAGCCTCTACCCCGATGGCGGCCTCCAGGCCGGCGACCTGATCCTCTCCGAGGCGGCCTCTGGCGGCGCCGGCCATGTCGCCATGGTCACCAAGAATGGCCTATCTGAGGCATGGATCGCCGAGGACGGGTCGATCGACGGGTACATCGGCGATCAGACCGGCTCCGAGTGCCGGTGTGTGTCATACGAAGGTCACCTGTACACGCAGACGGCCCGTTGGACACACTGCCTCCGCTACCTTGGAGGCACCGCCGCGCCCGCCCCGCAGGCTCAGGAGCAATCTCGAGCCAGCCGCGACGGGTACGAGCTGTCCTACGTGCAACAGGCTGTTCTGCGGGCCGCGGACAACGTGGGCTGCCCTTGGTGGGCGGCGCTCGCGGCCCTGTGGATGGAGACCGGTGAATACGGGGCGAATGTTTTCGGCCACGACGTCGGCGGCGCCTACTGCGGCGGCGGTGAAGTCACTGAGGCCAAGTTCAGGGACTTCTACGCGCAGATCAGCGCCGGGGCGACGTCCAACGGTGTCGGGCCGCTGCAGGTCACATACCCCGGCTACTTCTTCAATGACCCCGACCGAGCCTGGTGGGACCCTGAGAAGTCTGCCGAGGTTGGCTGCAGCATCATCCGGGACCTCATCGGCGCCGAAGGTGACTCTTACGAGGATCTGAAGCGTGTGGGATCCCGCTACAATTCGGGTAGCGCTTACGGCGCCTACGAGGCGTACGGCGAACCCTTCAGCGACCGGTGCAGGTCGTGGTACAACTATGGGCGCCCCGATGGCGCAGGACAGGAGGCATGGGAAATGGCCGAAGGTGTTGACCTTCTCAGAGAGATTCGGGATCTGTTCAGGTCCGGGCAGGCTGGTGACCACTTTGCCGGCGACATGAATTGGTATGCAAAGGCGACCTACGAGGAGGCTCGGGCGATCCACGCCTCGGTCGACAGGATCCTCGACGCGTTGACCCCCGGCCAGGAGGGCGTCAAGTCTGCGGGGGCGATCTACGGTGCCGTCAACGAGATCCGCACCGCCGTGAAGCCCGCCGACGTTGAGCGGCCTGGCGCCGCGAAGTGAGTCCCCACGTCGTCCCGTGCGCCGCCCATTGGTTCGCCGCTGCGGCGGTCCTGGGCGCGTACTGGGTCGGGCGGCTGGAAGGCCGTCAAGAAACAACAGAGGAGAAAGATGAACCTGACTGCTGAGCAGAGCGCAACCCTGACTGCCGTGGCTGCCGTGGCGTGGCCCTTCGTTCAGGCGGCCCTGGATAAGCCGTACTGGACTGCGGGCAAGCGCCGCGCCCTGACCCTGGCTGCGGTTGTTCTGATCGCCGCGGGGACGTGGCTCGCGGGCGCCTACCCGGCGACCGCGGAGGCTGCTGTCACCCAGCTTCTGTCTGTTGCCGGCCTCGTGCTCGGGGCCTTCAACATCCTGAAGAGCGTGAAGATTAACGGCATCTCGGTCCTGGACTGGGCTGGCATTGTCACCCCCGGTGGCGTCACCCTGCGTGACGGCGGCGCCGGTAAGCACAAGGCCTGACCGCCCCCTTCTAGCTGCGGGTACCCCGCCAGTTCCGGCCGGCTGGCGGGGTATCCTTATGTCCTGACCGCAACTGTTAGGAGTTTTCTCGTGGCACGTCTGACATCTGCTAGGCGCCTGCGTAAAGAAGTGATGGACGAGTGGGATCTGTCGCCCGTTGAGGTGCGGATCCTGGATGACATGTGCCACGAGGCGGAGCTGATCTCCCGCATGGCGAAAGAGCTGGACGGCGGCGACCTGTTGACGGTCGGGTCGACCGGTCAGATGCGTCCGAACCCGCTGCTCGCCGAGATCCGGCAGCATCGGGCCGTGATGGCGTCACTAGCGAAGGCGCTCCGCCTGCAGGATGACACCGACGAGGCCCGCCTGGCGCGCTCCGAGCATGCCGCGACGGCCGCTGCCGGGCGGTGGGGGCTGACGCATGGCACGTCGGCGTAACGGTGCGCCGGCCGAGGTCAGCGAGTGGGGCGAGGCTGAGTGGCCGGCGATCAAAGCGTGGTACAAGGAGCGACTGTCCGGGCCGGCGTCCCTGCCTGACTGCGCATTCCCGCCCGTCGCGCACGGCCCCGTATGGACCATCGAGGACGGGCGCTGGCTGCTACCCGATAGCACGATCGGTTGGGATGTGCTCGCCTGGGCCTCCTCGTCACTAGTCGGCCCCGGCGGCGGGGCGTGGACGTTCACCCCCGAGCAGGTCCGGTTCATCCTCTGGTATTACGCGATAGATGACGATGGCATGTTCCTGGCCCCTACGGTTGTCCTGCAGAGATGCAAAGGCTGGGGGAAGGACCCTCTGGCCGGGGTGATCGCCCTGAACGCCCTCCTTGGCCCGTCCCTGCCGGAATCCACCCCGCACGGCGTCCGCGGACGCCGCGAGCAGACACCGTGGATCCGTCTGCTCGCCGTGTCGCAGCAGCAGACTGAGAACACGATGGGCGCAATCCGGGCGCTCGCGCCCGCCCAGGTGCAGTCCGAGCTCGGCATTCGTGTCATTTCCACGTACGTGCGCCCCACAGACGGCTCCCCCGGGTTCATCACTGCAATCACGTCGAACCCCGACGCGGCGGAGGGGTCCCGCGCCACGCTGACGATCTGCAACGAGACGCAGAACTGGACCCAGTCCAACGCCGGTGTCGCAATGATGGGCGTCGTTCGCGGTGACGCCGCGAAGTCACCTCCAGACCGGCAGGCGCGCGTGCTCCATATCTGCAACGCAGCCCGTGTCGGCGTGGAGTCTGTGGGCCTCGCCACTCGAGAGGCGTGGGAACAGTCCCAGGCGGGGAAAATTCGGTCCTACGGGCTCATGTACGACACGCTCGAAGCCCCGCCGCAGGCTCCGCTGACCGCAGACGACGCCCCCGAGGTCGTGAAAGGCGTCCGCGGCGACGCGACCTGGCTTTCCCCCGACCGGATCGTGCAAGACGTCCTCGACCCGGAAACCCCACCGTCCGAGTCCAGGAGAAAGTGGTACAACCAGGTCACCGCCGCCGAGGACGCCTGGGTCACCCGCGAGGAGTGGGACGCCTGCCGCGACCCGGACCTGCCCGCCCTCGACCCGGAAGATGAACTCGTTTTGTTTTTTGATGGTGGCAAGTCCGACGACGCGACCGCCTTCGTGGGGTGCCGGATCTCCGACGGCGCCGTGTTCCCTCTCGGCGTGTGGCAGAGGCCGCCCGACGCTCGCGCCCATGGGTGGGTCGCCCCCCGCGAGGAAATCGACCAGCGCGTCCGCGACGTCCTCGACCACAACAACGTCGTCGCCCTGTGGTGCGACCCGTCTCACGCCAAGGACGACGAGACGATGGTCGCGTTCTGGGACGGCATCATTGACGGCTGGCATCGCGACTACCGGCGAAAACTCCGCATGCCCGCCAGCCGGCAGCACGCCACGCGATGGGACATGTCCGACCCGTCCCATGTGTCTCGGTTCGTTCGCGGCGTCAACCGCGTCTACGCGGACATCGAGGCGGGCGGACTTCTGCACGACGGCGACGCCAGGCTCCGCGCTCACGTGCTCCACGCTCGCCGCGTCCCATCCAAGTGGGGTCCTAGCATCGCGAAGAACCACCGCGAGTCCAGAAAGAAGATCGACCTTGCTGTCGCCATGGTCGGGGCCCGTATAATGCGAGAGGAATACAGGAATAGTCGCCGTAGAGGACGCGGAAAGGTATGGTGACCGCCCATGAGTGACCGCCCCTGGGAGAAGCTCGCAGAGGACACCGCCGAGAAGCGGTGGGAGGCCCAGCAGCGCCAAGAGGACCTCGTGCCCGGGTCGACCACGCCCGGCATCGGCGCGCCGCTCGCGACCGTTGATGGCGGCGGGAAGAGTGCCGACCAGCGTCGGCTCCGCGCGCTCGCCCTGGGCCCGACCCTCGCCCTGCTCGTGGACACGCTCGGCCGTCAGATCATCGCCGACGGTGTTACCCGCACCACCGGCCAGCAAGGCGACCTCGGTGTCCTATGGGCCCCGTGGGAGCATGCCGGCATGCCCACCAGGCAGACCGGCCTGTGGAAGGCCGCCCTCGCCGACGGGGAGGCGTTTGTGCTGGTCGCCCCGAACGGGGCCGAAGCGAAACTTGAAGCCGCTTCCGTGGCCCGTGTCGGCGTGGACTGGGGCGACGACCCTACCGCCGACTGGCCCGCCCGCGCCGTGTTCCTCACGAAAGGCGGCCGGCCCACCCTGTACGTCACCGACCAGGACTTGATCCGCATTGGCCGGAGCGGTGACCCCTACGAGGTCATCCACCATGGCCTCGGCTACGCCCCGGTCGCCCGGTTCGCCCCCTACCTGTCCATCGACGGGGATGCCGAGTCCCTCGTCGACCGGCTGCGCATTCCCGCCCGTCGGTACATCAAGACGGTCCATGACCGGCTCCTCATCCAGCACTCCAACTCATGGCGCGTGAAGACTGTCACGGGCCTGGACGACCCCGGCAGCATCGAGGATGCCGAGCGGATGAAGGCGCACCTGTCGAACTCGTCAATCCTCACCGGCGGTGACGGCGTTCAGTTCGGGTCATTGCCCGAGACCAGCATGCAGTCCGTCCTCGATGCCGAACGCGCCGACCTCGGCACTCTCGCCGCGCTCGCGTCCGTCCCGTCGTGGTCACTGTCCGGGTCGCAGCTCGTGAACCTGTCCGCCGACGCCCTCGCCGAGGCGAAGTCCGCAGAGCGCGCGCACATCACCGCGATCCAACGGGCCCTCGGCCGGCCGCTCCTGAACGTGCTCCGCGCGTCCGCCCAACTGGAGCGCCGCATCGCCGACGCGAATGACTACACGCTCCGTGTCGACTGGCGCGACACCGAGGCGCGGTCTCTGTCACAGGCCGCAGACGCGCTCGGGAAGCTAGCGCAGTCGCTCGGCGTCCCTGCCCAGCTTCTGTGGCAGCGAATCCCCGGCGTGTCGCCTGCAGAAGCGCAGGAATGGCAGGAATACGCCGACGCCCACCCGTCCGAGCTGGAAGCGTACGCCCGCGCCCTCACGGCCGACGGCGAAGGCACCCCGCCGCCCACCGAGGAGTCCTGACCGGTGGCACTCACTGCCGCCGGAGCCGCCCTCACCGCCGGGTATCAGCGGCACATCTCCGCGATGGCTGCCGCGACCGGCCTTGCCGTGGCCGACGCCATGGGCGACATTGATCCAGACGACGTCGGCGGCGCGCACCAGTTCGCAGTGAAGAAAGCCGCTGACGTCATTCAAGCTGGCACGCGGCAGGGGCGATCCCTGACCGCCCGGTACCTCAGCCAGTACGCCCGCGCCGAAGACATAGACCTGCCGGCACTTCCCGCCATCCGCCCTGTCGGACGCCAGGACGCCGTCCGCACCGCGTTCTACTCCGGCCCTGTCCGCGCGAAAACCCTCATCCGCCGCGGGATCAGCGGCGAACAGGCCGTCGCTGAAATGCGCGACTGGGCCGCCCAATGGGGGCGCACCCGCGTCGAATCCGCGTCCCGCGACTACGTCATCCAATCCGCGAGACGGACCAGACTGAAGTGTCGGCGCGTCACGGTCGGGAAGACCTGCGCGTTCTGCTCCATGCTGGCCGCCCGCGGGCCCGTCTACACCGAGGACACCGTCACGTTCCGGGCGCACCGCTGCTGCGACTGCACCTGGGAGATCTGCAAGGAAACCCCCAACGAATGGCTGAAGCGGTCCGCCACGTCTCACGAACTACGCGTCAACGCCGCCTACCGGGAAGCCGCCGCGAACATCCATGCGTCCGGCGAAGCTTTGTCAGGCCGGGCTGGACGCCACAACGTCACTATGGAAATGCGGCGCGTCGCCCCGGAGCTGTTCTCCGACGGGTGGAAGACCCGCTGATATATACTGCACGCAGCACACCAAAAGGAGGAGCTAATGGCCGATTCGAAGCCCCGCCCGGACGCGTCCGCGTCTGCGGCATCCACCGACAGCGACGCCAAGGCCGACCCGAAGTCGGTGACGGGCGTCGAGAAGCCCGCCGACAAGCCCGCCGAGGACGCCCCGGAGCAGCCCGCCGAGGACGACACGGCCGGTCCCGCCGAGGGCGCCCCCACAGGCGACGCCTCTGCGAAGCCTGCCGCTAACCCCGAGGCCGCCCCGGCCGACACCGGCACCGCCGAGGACGCCCCGCAGGTTCCCGCCGAGGACGCCCCGGAGCAGCCCGCCGTCGACTACAAGGCGCTCGCCGAGGCTGCCCGTGCCGAGCTCGACAACCTGAAGGCGAAGCTCGCCACCCAGGAGTCCCTCAAGTCGGCCGGCCTTGCCCCTGAGCTCGCCGACTACGTCACCCTCAACACCCCTGAGGATGCCCAGAAGCTCGCCGCAATCATCGCCCCCCAGCCGCAGGCGGCCCCGTTCGCCCCGGTTGGAGACGACGACAACGACGAGAACATCACCACCATTGGCAACCGGATCTTCGGTCGCCGCTGATAGGAAGGAAGCCTCATGGCTAACTTTGCAACCCCGGCGATGAAGGTCACCAAGAGCTCCGTCGCCGCCCTCCGCTACCTGTCCGCCCTGCCCCGCACCATCAACCGCGACGCCGAGTCCGGTTACGAGGCCGGCTACGGCAGCACCGTCAACGTGCCCATGCCCGTCAAGGCGACCGCCGCGACCCGCACCAAGGCGCAGCGTGCCGCCCGCACCGCCATCAGCTACACCGACCTGACCCGCCAGTACGTGCCCGTCGAGCTCGTCGACCAGATCTACTCCGCGGTCCGCCTGCCCTCCGATTGGTACACCTGGACCCTCCAGTCCTTCGAGGACGAGGTCGCCAAGCCTACCGCCGAGGCCGTCGTGGACGAGCTCCCCAAGAAGCTCGCCGCGATCATGGTCACTATCAAGGCCTCGCAGGCTACTGACGCTGCCGCCGGCGGCGTCGACTACACTGACCCGAAGGCCCTGACGCTGAAGAGTGACTCCTCAAACGTTCTCGAGGTCGTCGCCCGACTCGCGCGCGTCCTCAACAGCCGTGAGGTCCCCACCGCCGACCGCACCATCGCTGTCGGCCCCGGCATCGCCGAGGTCATCCAGAAGAACCGCGACCTGGCGAACGCCGCCTATCAGGCTGACGACGGCGACAGTCTCCACGAGGCCATCATCAGCCGCCTGAAGGGCTTCACCATCATCGAGGACCCGCGCCTCCCGGAGAAGTTCGGCATCGCCTACCAGCGTGACGCGTTCACGATGGCCCTGCGCGCCGCCACCGTTCCGCTCGGCGCCTCCTACGGCGCCAACCATGCCGAGGATGGCTTCGCTCTTCGCCTGATCTGCGACTACGACCCCGACCAGGCTGAGGACCGTGCCGTTGTTGACGCGTTCTTCGGCGCTGCAGTCATGGACTCTCAGCGCGCCACCGCTTTTAGGCTGGCCTGATCGCAATGCCTACCACGGCGCTGGCGGACGTCACGGACCTCGGAGACTGGCTCGGGGAGAGCATCGCCGAGGACGGTGACGTCCGCCGCGCTAAGTGGCTGCTGAGGCGGGCCACGTCCCTCGTCCTCGAGACCTGCGGGCGTGTCGCCCGGCCGTGGACGCCGGCTGACGTGCCTGGCGGCGTGCAGGAAATCATCCTGTCCTGCGCGGCGCGAGCCTACGTCAACCCCGAATCCTGGAACTACGAGAGGCTCGACGACTGGATGGGCGGCGGGAAGCCCGTCCCGGAGGACGGCCTGTACTTGACTCCCACCGAGAAGAAGTCGCTCCTCCTGTACATTGAGGACGCTCCCGCCCGCGGCATGGGCGTCATGGGAACCTACCGCGAAGTGTGGCCGCCGGCAACGAACCGGTGCGGCGACTCGGGGTGGATCGATGCGATCAGGGACAAGCCGTGAGCCACCCGCACGCCCGGCGCCGGCGGGCCGAATGGCTGATGGCGGACTCGTGCGTGATCGACCGGCCCGAAAGGTCCATGAACTGGGACCCGCAGGCCGGCCACGACGAGCCGTCCATGAGCCGCGTGTACGAAGGCAAGTGTCGGCTGCGGCAGCAGACCTCGTACGGCACCGCGCCAACCACCGGAGGGCACACGTACGAACTGCAGCAGACTGAACTGCACATCCCCCGCGGCGCATCATACGAGCCGCATGTCGGCGACGTCGCCACCGTGACCGGCTACGCGTACCCGTTCCGTGTGCGCGGCCTGATCAACCAAACACACCGGACCGCCACGCGGATGCTCGTAGATGCGGAGACTGACTGATGCCCGCCGACGTGACGCAGCTCCGCGCGCTCGCCGCGGACTTCGCTTCCGCCCAGGAGGCCGGGTCCGCGGTCCAGGTCGGCGTGCGCAACGCCCTGGACTCGGCGAAAGAACGGGCGCGGCAGGACTACCGGGCGTTCCCGAATAAGGGAATCGCGAAGGTGGGGGATACGTTCTCCTACGACACGAAACCTTCTGGAGCTGTCGTGCAGGCCGAGTTCGGCCCGTCCAAGCCGCGCGGCGCACTCGCTAACATCGCGATCTGGGGGACTCCCAAGGGTGGTGGCGGCATGCCGCACCCGGCCGACTACATGGACGACAAGGTGACCGATGAGATCGCTTCCACCCTCGACGAGATACTGGACAAGCTGTCATGATTAAGATCGCCCCGTTCGTGAAGGCCATGGAGAAGGCGTGCCGAGACCGGTGCAGGTATGACGTATATCTCGGCGAGGTCACGAAGGCCAGGCCGAACGTCCCGTACGTGCTTGTGAAGCTGCCCGCCGCGAGCGCAGGCAAGGCCGCCGTGCTCGGCAACGCCGTGGACGAGATCAGCTTCCTGCAGCCGCTCACCGCGGTCGCCTCCACCGCGGACCGCCTCCTGGCCGTGACGGATGACGTCCGCGGGGCGCTTGATGGCCACGAACTGAAGGTCGGCGGCTGCTATGTCGAACCGCTCCGCCTGTCATACTCGTCCGGGCTGCTCCGCGACGACCAGGTGGACCTGCCCACCTACGGGCACCTGTTCTACTCGGTAGACATGTGGCAGGTTACGGCGTTCAAAAGATTCGCCTGAGTTAAACTGACCTAGAAACGTACGTTGTCCGGCGTCACCGTGGCGCCGGAGAGAGGAGAAAGCCGACATGGCTTCATCAATCCGGACGCTCGGCGACGGCCGCATCACGCTCGTCGCCCTGGGCACCGACTCCGCCCCGGTCGCGAACCGGAAGGCGCCGACCGCGGACGAGCTGAACAAGGGCCTCCACTTCGAGATGTCCGTCATGAAGTCTGACTACAAGCTCGGTTCTAAGGGCAGCACCAGCGTTGAGGAGCCTGTCCTTGGCGCCGCCGGCAAGGGCACCGTGCCCGGCCCCGCCGAGTATGAGGGCCAGGTTTCCGTCTACTGGTTCTTCGACGATGACGGCCAGAAGGTGCAGGGCGGCGACAACGCCGTCTGGGAGCTGCTGAAGCAGACCGGCCGCGAGTTCGAGCTGTACGAGCGTGAGGGCAAGAAGCCCGAAGAGCCGTTCACTAACGGTGACGACGTCGACTGGTACCACGTCGCCCCCGGCCAGCCGCAGAAGCCCGACGACAGGACCACGTACACCAAGCGCACCGTGTCTCTGTTCATCTCTGACGCGCTGGAGAACGAGATCACCGTTGGCGGCGGCAAGGTCCAGTCTGCCCCCACGATCACGTCGATTGACCCGTCCGGGAAGAAGGCCGGCGACACCGTCCTGATCTCCGGCACCAACTTCATTGGCGTCACCTCCGTCACCTGCACCGCGATCGGGAAGACGTCCCCCGTCGCCTCCTACCGGGTGCTGTCCCCGACCGCTATCAGCGCGGTCCTGCCGACCGGCGTCCAGAGCGGCAACTTCATCGTCACGAACGCGAAGGGCGCGTCCCCCGGCAAGCCCTACACGGCGGGCGCCTGACGGCAGTGCCGCCCTGTACACTGGGTCTGTTGCCCCCGCTGCCATGTGCGGTCTCTGGCGGCGGGGGCAACACCGCACATAGACCGCTTGGGACCGCAGACGGGGGACGCCGATGAGCGACCGTGTTGATGTCAACGCCGACAACTTCGAAGACCGCACCGATGGTGCAGACATGCCGGAGAAGTTTGATTTCGCCGCGTGGATGGCCGGGTTCCAGCCGACCAGGAAGTCATGCATGCTGTACGGGCGCACCGACCTTCTCGCTGTGATCGACCGGCTGGACGAGGAAGCTCGCCTGCCCGGTCTGTCCGACGACCGGAAGAAGGAACTCCTCGACAAGGCCAACGCTACACTCGCCGAGCTGAAGGGCTCGGCCGTGGAGTTCGTTGTGCAGACGATGTCCGTGTACGCGCAGAAGGAACTCATGGAGTCGCTCGGCCACCACACGAAAGACGACCCTGTCACCCACGAGATGGAGTGCGCATTCATTGCCGCGCACATTGTGGAACCGACCGGCGTGACCGGCGAAGACATCGCCGGCCTGTATCAGGCGTCACCGCAGCAGGTCGAGAAGCTGTCCCGCTGCATCCGCGCCGTCGACACGGAAAGCCCGACCATTACCGCCCCTTTCTCGTCCAGGTCCTGACCGCCCCGAACGGGGCCTGGCTGCGGTCCATGGTGAAAGCTGCCATGGGCTGGGGGCGCCCCCCGACGGGGATCCTGCGCAGGTCCGGGGAGTGGGTCGCCCAGGACTACGACCTGGCGAACGCCTACTCCCTGTACGAGTCATCCCTCTGTCCGTGCGGGTGCGGCTACCCGCGCGATGTCGCCTGGGATGAGTTCATGGATGGCTGGTTCGAGGCGCGCGAAGTAGTCTGCTACGCGAAAGCCGCCCGCGAACGGTGGGAGAAAGACCACTCGGAGCGAAACAAGCACGGCGACTTGATCTCCCCCCCCAAGGAAGGTTCGCTCCTGTACGTTGCGGACGCCAAGGTAGAATCTGAACAGGAGTGAGGAGTTGTTGTGGCCGATAGGACCGTAGTCGTCAAGCTAACTGCCGACGCGTCCGGCGTAAAAGCCGGGATGCAGGAGGCGTCGTCTGCGACAAAAGGGGCCGCCGATGCGATGTCGCAGGCGGGCCAGGCGGCACAGGGCGCGGGCGACCAGATGGGCAGCGCGGGCGAGCGAGGCAAGACCGGGCTCGCGGGGCTCGCTGACTCCGCCCGCCAGAACGGCGCCGCCTGGACTACCGTCGGCACGGCAGTCGCCGGTGTCGGCGCGGGCTTGCTCGGCTTTGCTGGCATGGCCGGGAAGATGTCCGCGGACTTCGATGCGTCCATGTCGTCCGTTCAGGCCGCCACACACTCGTCTGCGGACGAGATGTCGCAGCTTCGGGAGGCCGCGATCCAGGCGGGCGCGGACACTGCGTTCTCCGCCACGGAGGCGGCGTCCGGCATTGAGGAGCTCGCCAAAGCGGGCGTGTCCACGAAGGATATCCTCGCGGGCGGTCTTTCGGGCGCCCTCGACCTGGCTGCCGCGGGCGAGATCAGCGTGTCCGAGGCGGCGGAGACCGCGGCCACGGCGATGGTTCAATTCAACCTCAGCGGCGATAAAGTGACGCACGTCGCCGACCTGCTCGCCGCCGGCGCCGGCAAAGCGCAGGGTGGCGTGCACGACATGGCGTACGCCTTGAAGCAATCCGGTTTGGTCGCCTCTCAGGCGGGCTTGAGCATCGAGGAGACGACCGGTTCGATTGCGGCGTTCGCGTCGGCCGGCCTGATCGGCCAGGACGCCGGTACGAGCTTCAAGACAATGCTCCAGCGCTTGGAGAATCCCTCCAAGGGCGCGAAGAACGCCATGGACGACCTGGGTATCCACATTTATGACGCTCAGGGTCACTTCATTGGTATCACTGCCGTCGCAGAGCAGCTGCGCAATGGCATGAAAGACCTCGGTGAAGAAGAGCGCAACACCGCGATGAGCACGATCTTCGGGTCGGACGCTATTCGCGCCGCGAACGTGCTGTACAACGAAGGCGGCGAGGGGATCCAGGGGTGGATCGACAAGGTCAACGATGCCGGGTATGCCGCCGAGACCGCCCGCCTGAAGCAAGACAACCTGAAGGGCGACATTGAAAAGCTCGGCGGTTCCTGGGAGACCGCCATGATCAAGATCGGCTCCTCCTCCCAGGCGCCGGTCCGCTCTGTCGTCCAGCACATCACGTCCCTGGTGGATAAGTTGGGAGAGCTTGGCAGCGGGACCCAGTCCATGATCATGAACTTCGCCGCATTCGGGGGCGCCGCCCTGACCGCGGTCGGCGGCCTGATGGTGATGGCTCCGAAGATCGTCGAGATCAAGGACGCCATGAACACCCTGAATTGGACGGCCGCCGGACTGAAGGGCAAGCTCGGCGAAGTCGCCACCGGCATGACCGGTTTCGGTAGGGCTGGGCGCATGATGATCACCGCCGCGCTGATCGAAGGAGTGAAGCACTACGGCGACGAGGTGCGGCGTACTGGCGTGTCCGTAGATGAGATGTCTACGGCGCTCGCCCACGGCGGGTCAGTCATGAATAACCTGGACTTCGACAAGGGTAAGTACTCTTTGCAGGAGTACTCGCAGGCTCTGGCGGACATCTCCCGCCCGTCCGTGTGGTCTTCCGTGCAGCAGCACTTGGCATCCTTCGCGGACGGCGTCGCCGGCGCTTTCGGGGCGGACACGCGCTCCGACCTGCAGCGTACGAAGGACGCCCTGGAGACGACCGGGAAGGCCCTGTCTGGCATGTCCACGGATGACGCGGTAGCTCAGTTCAAGAGACTGTCATCCGAGATGACGAGCGGCACCAATAAGAGCATGATCGACCTGATCAATTCGATGCCGGACTTCAAGTCTCACCTTAATGAGGTTGCAAAGCAGATGGGGCTGACCGCGGACGACAACACGCGACTCGCGATCGCGCTCGGTCAAATTGACCCGAACGCCCAGGCGGCCGCCGGTGGCACGTCCCAGCTGGACGCTGCGATCCGCAAAGCGAAGGAGGGCACCGACCAGATCGTGCCGTCTATCGAAGAGGTCATCAAGGGCATCAAGACTTACGGCGACACTGTGATCGCCAACAGTAACGCGGACATCAAGTTTCAGGAAGCGCTAAAGAACGTCAACGACGCCGTCAAGGAGAACGGTGCCACATTGGATATCACCACCGAGAAGGGCAGGAAGAACCAATCCGCCCTGAACGACCTGGCGTCCGCTACTTTCGCCCAGGTGCAGGCCGCGCAGGCCGCCGGCGCCGGGCAGGACGAGCTGCAGGAGAAAATGCAGACCGGCCGCGACGCGTTCATTTCGGCGGCAGAGTCCATGGGACTTACCGAGGATGAGGCGGTTGAGCTTGCCGACAAGTACGGGCTCATCCCCGACAAGATCAACACTGAGGTCACCGCCGACACCACTCAGGCGACCGAAGCTGCGGACGGTGCGACTGCCGAGATCAATGGGATGACGGGCACGATCAGCATTTCCGGTGACGCGGCCAACGCAGACTACACCCTGACTGTGACCGCCGACTCAATCAATGGCACAACAGGCGTGGTTGAGATTGACGCGGACAACGACCAGGGGTTGGCTGGCCTGCAGGAGACCGTGCAGACGATCGACAACTCAGACGGCACCGTGTCCATCCTCGGCGACGCCACCGGTGCTCGCTGGGAGAAAGACTCAGTCCACACCGAGATTGACAACACCACCGGCACGGTCACGATCTCGGGTAACGATCAGGCCAGCGGCAAAGTCCGCACCGTTAAGTACAACATCGACCAGCTCCACGACAAAGAGATCTCGATCACCACGCGGATCAAGCAGATCTTCACGTCCGTCGGCCACTGGATCGGCGATCACGTGCCGAAAGGCTCCTGGCTGCGCGCCGACGGCGGGCCCATCACCCCGATCAAGGGGTACGCGAACGCTGGCGCCGTGCACGGCCCTGGTGGCGGTCGAGACGACTGGATCCCCGCCTGGCTATCGAACGGGGAGCACGTCCTCACTGCCGCTGAGGTCGCCGCCGCGGGCGGGCAGGACGCCGTGTACCGGCTGCGGAAACTGATCCGCGACGGCGACATTCGCAACTACATGGAGGCTCGCCGCTTCGCGGACGGCGGCGCCCTGTCCGCGTCCTCGCCGTCCATCGCCGGCGGCGGGGGTGTGTCAGTGAAGCAGCTCCGCAAGGCCATGGATGGAATGAACCTGGAGCTCACCGTGGACGGGCAGACTACCCTGACTACCAGGATGAAGTCCGTCGCAGACGGGCGCATCGTCACCGCGAACCGGATGATGGGAAGATGACCGCATGGCAACGATGAAAGCTTTCACGGCACAGCACACGGGGATGCTGTCGCTGCAGCCGAACCCTTCGCCCGAAGGGGCGGCCGCGATCCCCGTCTACGTGAAGTCCGACAACGACCGGGTGTTAATCTGGCATCCGACCGACTCGGAGTGCATCAGCGACCCGCTGGCGCCCATCGGCGAGGAAACCACATACTCCCAGGTTGGGGCGGCGGACACGACCGCGGTCCGTACTTCTATCGGGGCTGACATCATCTCTGACGAGACCGGCCACGTCGCCGTCAAAGGCCACATTGTCGAAGCGAACGAGGAGACGTTCTCGGCCGGCTTGACGACCTTGTCTACGGCGGCAGGGACTCTCGACCGGTGGGGCCAGTCCGCGGAGCCTCTTTCGTACACGATCACGTACCGAACGAAAGGCAAGGCCGACTACGAGACGCTTCGCGCGCTGACGCAACGCCCCGGCTACTTGATCGTCGCCCATGACGGTGACGCGTGCAGGATCCCGTCGTGCACGATCCGTCCGATCCGCGTGGTTGCCGTGCAGAAGGCTACTGCCCAGCAGACCGAGTCTCGCCTGGCCGGTACCGTCCAGTGGGAGCTGTCTGTCACAGAGCGGCCGTCAGAAATGGTCCGCCACACCGAGCAGTGGCTCGGCATGTACGGCACCCGGATGGGGTCCTGGGCGCCGTGCGTCACCTGGGGTGAGTGGCTTGACTGGGAGGCGAAGCTCGCGGCCGGTGACATTAAGCGGGACGTTACTTACCTGTGGGGCGGGACTACCCATCCGGAGGACGACAAGCTGCTCGGCGGGGATATCTCCGAGAACTGGTCGCCGCACGGGCGGCCGACTCGTGGCGGCGGCGTCCGCACTGTCACTCCGACGGCGGGCACGTCCAGTTTCCGACAGGTGCCGGTCGGTCACACTGTGGAGGTGTCCGCCTATGTGCGGCGTATCGGCGGCGACCCGGACCTGTCGAACGTGGCGGTTGGCCTGTGGTTGTCGAACGGTCGGGGCTCCGACTCCACGAAACGTTCCTTCGACCACCCCGACCGGCAGTCTCGCGGGAAACCCGACGCCAACCGCTGGGTGCTCATGAAAGCGACGACCACAATTCAAGCCGGCGCAGACTGGGTTGCTCCGTGCCTGCTGCTCGACGCAACCCCGTTGCCCACGGTCGAGTTCGCCGAGGTCGGTGTCGCAGACCTGTCAGTGTCTGGCATCCCAGACATCACTGCGCGCACGTACAATGACGTGTGCCGCTACGTGGCAGGGATGCCGTCATGAGGCCCGGCCCTAGCCTGTTCGACATGGCGCGGCCGGCCCGGTGGCGTGTCCGCGTGGACGTCCGCTACGGCGGAAAGATCGAGTGGCGGGACCTCCCTGTCTACAACGTGCAGCTGGACTGGGGGAAGCTCGGCACGAAGGCCGACTCGAACCCGTCTGCGCCGGCCAGGCTTACGCTGAACGCCCCCAGGCAGTTGGCGGCGAAGGACCCGACGGACCCGTTGGCGAACTACGGGCAGGAGTTGTGCCCCGTCCTGGAGATCCGCCCCCGCGAGGGTGAGGGGTGGGATGTTCCGTTCGGGCATTTCCGGATCGTGGAGTCACCGGCGAACCCGGAGGAGGCGACCGTTTCCGCGAAGGACATGCTGCTGGACCTGGAGGAGAACCCGCTCCCGTTCCCTCATTCGCCGTGGCTGGGCGGCACTCTGCTGTCGGAGATGCGCCGCCTTAACCCGGTCCCGGAGCACACGTACGTTTGGGTGGACCCGAAGGTGCGGAACGCGACCCCGATGACGTCCTTGCAGATGCCGCCGAACCGGCTGGCGTCGGTGATCATGTTGGCGGACTCGTGCGGCGCTGACGTGCGCATGGGGTATGGCGGGAAGATCGAGGCGTACGCGCGACGGGCGGACTGGCAGACGCCTGACGAGACGTACCCGCTGTCGTCTGGGTTGCTTGTGGACGCGCAGCGGACGGAGGATCCGTCCGGCCGCCTGCCGAACATGATCGAAATCAACGCAAAGGGCGACGGCACGAAGTCCTACTCCCTGTCCGGCAACAAGTCGTGGGCTGACGCGATCAAGCGGTCCGAGCATGACACTGAGGTTGATGAGGCCCTGAACCTACTGTGGGAGAGTAAGCCCACGACGTCGGCGTGGGGGCAGAAGGACGAGCTGTATCAGAACGCGCGGAACACCGCCTGGCAGTGGAGGCACAACCTGTGGCCCGGCTGGGAGCGCGAGGTTGACGACAAGGGGAAGACGACCGGGTGGAAGTCGAACTACACGTACGACTTCCATATCGGCATGCAGTACTACGGCGCCCCGTATGACCCGAAGCACTACGGTCGGGTCACGAAGGTTACTGACCTGTCGTCGGATAAGTCCTGGTCGAAGATGGTGGAGCAGGCGAACAACGACGCGTTCCACGCCCGGGACCGGCTCCCCTCCTGGAAGGTCGAGATGGCGTTCGACCCGCGCATCGAGATCGGCGACCTCCTCGCCTTCGAGGTCAAAGAGGGGGAGTGGGTTGCTATCATTGTCACGAGCTACTCGTGCTCGCTGTCAGACGTGTCTCGCACGATGACGGTGATCGGACGGGAGGCTCGCCGCCACCTGTAGGGGAGGAGACCGCATGAGTGATAGCAACCTATACCTGGCGCTCCGCGAGGGCAGCCAGGCGGCGCAGCGTCGCGACACAACGATCCGCTGGGTGAAAGGCCGCGTTGTCGACACGGCAAAGACCGACCCCACCCTGCCGACAGGGTGGGTGCGTGTCGGCATGCCGTACGACAAGCCTGAAACGTACGTGGCTGGAGAGACGCCCGGCCTGTACACATGGCAGGGCGCAATGGTGACCGTCCGCCTGCACCCGGACGGGACGCTCCTGTCGATCACTGACGGGCAGGATGCGCCGGGGGACGAGCGCACGCAGATTGAGCGTCTCGGCCCCGCCGGCAAGGAAATCGCGGACGCCATGAACGACGCGGTCGACGCGAAGAAAGCCGCCGCAGAGGTGAAGACCCGCGCGGACAACGCGGCGAAGGATGCTGCCGCCGCGGCCCGCGACGCGCAGACGGCTAGAGCGAAGGCGGAAGCCGCAGCGGCTTCGGTTGGCACCGTGCAGGACTCCGTGAAGGGCCTGGACGGGCGGATCACTGCCGCGGACAAGGCGGCGAAGGACGCCGCTTCCGTGGCGGACGCTGCCAAGACCACCGCCCAGCAGGCCGCCGAAACGGCGAAGCGCGCCGAGGATGCCATCAAAAACTCCGGCGATAATGCGAAGGCTGTAGCGCTCGCCGAGGAGGCAAAGTCTCTGGCGCAGGCCGCGCAGACTCTCGCCGGGCAGGCGAACACGAAAGCGCAGGACGCGGCGGCCGCCGCTGCGACGGCTACACAGAAGGCCGCGGATGCAGACACGGCGGCGAAGAAAGCCGACGCGAACGCCACGGCGGTGAAGGCTACGGCAGATGGCGCACAGGCCGCCGCGAAGGCCGCGCAGGCTGACGCACAGAAAGCGCAGGCCGACTACTCGGCACTGAAAGCGAAGCAGGACGCCTCCGCGCAGGACATTGCCGTCGCTAAACAGAAGGCCGACGGGGCAGCCGCAGCAGCGCAGGGCGCCGCCGAGAAGGCTGACAAGGCTGCAGCTGACGCGCTTGGCGCCCGGAATGTCGCCGACCGGGCGACCGCGAAGATGTCCTCCCTGGACGGGAAGGTCACGATCGCTGCCCGCACGCCGCTTCCGGCTGACGGCCAGGGAAAGACTGCCGGCTCGCTGTGGTGGGTGCAGGGCGCCGGCGGGAAGCTTGGCCGGGCGTTCGTGTGGAATGGTGTCGCGTGGCAGCCGTCTCAGGCTGGTACGGACTTCATCGGCGACAAGGCGATCGGCGCCGCGCAGATCGGTGACGCTGCGATCGGGTCAGCGCAGATCGCTGACGCGTCCATCACCGACGCGAAGATCGGCGGCCTGTCGGTGTCGAAACTCATGGTGACTGCCGGCGCGAAGATGCCGCAGGCGGTGATCGACGTGATCACGTCCGACTCTGCGTTCCTGGGGGCGGTGGCGGCCCATTCCGTGTCCGTGGACCCGGAGAACATGGTGCGGGAGCCGTTGTTCGCGTCTTCGCCGTCGTCCGTGTGGACGGTGTCGGACGTGGGAGCGGTCACACTGGCGGCTACCGTGTCCGGCGCCCCGGGCGCGTTGGTGACCGGAGTCCGGTTTGCGGCCCCCGCGGGCGCGCAGGCGTGGGCGCAGGTGACGCAGAAGGTCACGTTCCCCGCGGGGAAGAGGTGGGTACTGCGGATGACATACCGATACAACTCCGGCAACTCCGGCACGCTCGTGGCGACGGCGACGGCGAAGGAAATATGTCGGCCCGTGTACAGGGCGAACGATTACGGCTGGAGGACTGAGGAGTGGTCATGGACGCCTGACGTTGGCGTCACGTCGGCTATGTTCCAGCTGTCCGCCACGGCGGGCTGCCGCGCCGAGGTGGCGTTTGTGTCGCTGACGGAGGCGGTAGGCGCTACGAAACTGGCGCCTGGGTCTGTGACGTCGGATGCGATCTACGCGTCGAAGGAGCTGTGGGCGAAACTGGCGTCATTTGCATCTGTCACTACGGACATGCTGGTCGCAGGCAAGGCGACCATCACTGGGTCTGCCGTGGTGGGCGAACTGAAAGGCAACAAGATCTGGGGGTCGCAGATCATCGGGGCGCAGCTATCCACGTTCCTTGAGTCCGCCGAGTCTGTCAACAAGGAGCACCCCACATGGAACGCATCGGACGGGGAAACGGCCGAATGGGTCGACCAATGGGTCGACCTGTCGCTGACATGGGTGAACCAATACAGCTCCGACAGTGACGGTAAGTGCACGATTGAATCTGCCACCCAGCGGGAGGTGCACGGAAGGTTCAAGTCGGACCTGGACTTCTCGTATGGCGCATGCTGGGAGATTAATTTCACTCTTCCGTCCGGCAACGTGTTCGACCCGGTACTTTCATTCCAGACGTACCACGGAGACGAGTCCGGCAAACCCAGGGGGGGTACTGAGCTGCAGTTCAACCTGTTGCGCGATGGGCGCTTCAAGGCTAAGGACCGGTCGCTGCACGGCTACCAGCACATCTTCCTCGGCCAATGGCCGGCGGAGCGATCCGGGAACCGCGAGTACTTCCTCCGGATCTTCCCTCTGTACTCCCCGACGAACATGTACATCAAGAATATGAAGCTGTCGTACCGGCGCGGGTTCGACACTACGGCTGTAAACATGAGCAACGGGTCCCTGACCCTCCGTCGTGTGGACGTGGGCAGTAATCAGTCGAACCGGCTGACAATGTCCGTCGGCGGCCTGTACGCGTCCCAGAGCGAGGCTCTCGAGTATCAGAAGCCGTTGCGTACGCTAGTGATGCCGCCGCACTTCATTGGCACATCCGACCAGGTGCGGCACCTGTCGTGGATAAACTGGGAATGGTGGCCGGGGAAGCTGAACAACCCCCGCACGTGGCTTCAGATCGATTCCCAAGACTTCTGGACGGATGAGCAGGGCATCCCGCACACCTACTACAACGGCTTGTATTGGGTCGCGGCGACGGCGTATGTCGACAACACGTACGCGTCTAAGTGGGTGACCGCGTCGCTGCAGCTGTCGCCGTCGTCAAACTGGAAGCTGGCGGTCGGTGGCACGGCCGCGGTGGAGCCGGGGGCGTCGGAGATCGCCGTGTCGTGCGCTGGGATGATGCAGATGCGAACGTCGGACTCTCTGTCCTGGAGGTTTGCGATCAAATCTCCGCAGGCGAACGATGGTGCTTTGGGGAATCTGATCTACCGTCGCTTCCGCCTGTCGGCCATGTACATTACGAACTGAGTAGGATGAGGCTATGAGTACCACCCGTTGGGATGGGGCGAAGGTCCCGACCGCGTCCGATCCGATCTTGTCCGCGTGGGGCGACTACGCCGACAGTGTTGGCACGTTCATCCGGTGCGCGTCACAGGCGGAGGCGCAGGCCCGCCTGTCGCAGGCTCCGGCTGGTGTCGTGTCGACCGCACACCCGGCTATGTTCCTGATCGCCGGCGTGCTGTATTCGGCGGACGGGACGCGGTCCGGAAACCAATTCGTGCTGCAGCCGGTGGCCGGCTTCTGTGACGTGCTGGTCGACAAGACCGACGCCTCCAATGGGCGGGGCCGCCCTACCAGTGACCACACGACGCGCCGGTGGGCGGAGACCGGGTTTAATCTGCCGATCCGCTCGCTGCTGGAGTTCAGCCTGGACGTGTGCGTCAGCATCGTCCACTCCGATTTTGCGTCCGAGGAGGACAAGGACAAGGCCAACGGCTCCTACTACTTCGGGTTCATCCTGGACAACGCGGGCCTGTGGCAGACGGAGATTCAGTACAACCGAACATTCATGACCCATCACCTGTCGTGGAAACAGGAGGTGCCGGCAGGTACGCACTCCGCCGCGTACAGCACGTGCGGGTCATACGGCACGGACCCGTTCTGGCATTACGATGGCGGCGTCTACCCGGGCACCCGGTTCCGGGTGATCAGCCTCGGCGCCGCCCGCTGACCCTGTTCGTTACATGCCGCACCCGTGAGATCATAGGTGCGGCAGGTAACTTCTACCCATCGAAGAGGGGTGTTTCGTGTGGCCACCATGGGTCCCACAAAGGAAAGGAAACAACGCACCGAGGCGCTGCGCGGCTGCGTGATCGCGTCGGCGAACGGGGCGCCAGACGGGAAGCTGTGGGCCCAGCGGGCCCGCCAGCTGGGCGTCACGCACATGCGGGTAACAGACTTGTTCGGAGACTCCACGTCGCAGGCGTTGCACAACGGCGGCGATAAGCTCGGCGAACTGGACGCGAAGGTGCGATGGGCCAGGGACGCGAACGTACGCCTGTGGCTAGACCTGTCCTACGTGCGGAACCTGTTCGTGAAGGAGGGGGTGAACCCCTACTACCTGGGCTGGCAGGACTGGCTGCCTTACTTCCGTGAGGTGCTGTGGCGGAATTTCCCTGACTCGAACATCCGCTACCAGGACTACCCGACCATGGACTGCGTGGCCCTGGCAGGGGAGCCGATGGTCTTGTGGGGCAACGACAACCCCGTTCAGCAGGCCGGTTCGGCGGACCAGTACCTGTGGTCGCTCCTGCAGCAAGTGGAGGCGGTCCGCCGCCTCGGCTACGACGGGCCGGTCGCCGCGGGCGGCTTCATCCACCTGGGCTCAGACGGTCGCGGCAAGGACGCGCACGGCGACCTGTTCGACCAGGTGGCGCGCCTACCCGAGGTTGACGTGTTCACCGCCCACGGGTACGACAATCCGTCTGGGGACGCATTCCGCAATCTTGCTCAGACCGCCACGCAGGCGGGGAAGCCGTTCATCCTGGAAGAGGTCGGCTTCAAAGACAGGACGGACAGTGCAAAAGCGGCGAAGTTGGCGGAGTTCGCTCAGGTTGCGTTCCTGTCCGGGTTGAACGGGGTCGGCCTGTGGAACATCGGCCAGTACGGCGACTTCGATGTGCGCCCCGATGCTGCCCCAATGTCGGCGTCGGCGTGGCTGCAGGTGGTTGACGCCGTGAATGGCCGGCGGCCCACAGGGGCAGGTGGCGCCTCTCCGACCCCGACGCCCGCACCAGATTGGGTGGCGTTCCCCGGTGACATGACCCCGGGCGACACGTTCGTCGCGGCCCTCGTGGGGCACGCCTTGTGCGTGGGGCCTCGGTCGGAATGGGGCTCGGTGACACTGCCGAATGCTGGGCAGAAGCGGGTCGCGACAATCCCGCAAGCAGTGCTGGGTGACGCAAAGCCTCAGCGCACCGCCTACCCGCTGCTGAAGGCGGACGGCACGTCGGACGGGGCGACCGTCGAGGTGTGGCCGAACAAGACAGTGGTCGCGAACATCCCTGCGAACGGAGGTGGGAAGCGAGTCATGCCGATGATGTACGCCCCGTTGGCGTGAGTGTCATCGCAGTCCTGGCCGCTCATACTAGCCTCATGCACGAGCTTGACTTCCCTCCCCTCCCTGCCGAGCTGATCGGCGCCGCGTTCACTGTTGTGGCGTCGTGGATCGGGTGGCTTTTCGCTCGCGCGGAGAGGACGTCCGACCGGCGGGTTGAGGCGCTGGAGGCATGCACGAAGTCGCTGACTGCCAGAGTGTCGACACTGGAGGAGGCGCGGGATAGAGCTGAGGCGGCGCGCGACCTCGCAGAGGAGGACGCGCACCGCCTCAGGGTGCAGCTGTTCCGGTTGGAGGAGTATGCGTCAGCGCTGATCCGTTGGGGAGTTTCGTTGATCCAGATGATCGCCCCGGAGTCCAGGCCGCCTGCGCCGCCGTCACCGCCAGCCGGTTTCGAGGACGTGGGCGACCTGGGTCGCGGCGGCGTGCCGGCTGGTTCCTTTCCAGCGGACGCCGCCGCCCGTCACGTACCAGGTGACGCCGCACCTGGTGAGGGTCACTCGGGTTCCTGATGGGCGCCGGCCTCTGCGGACGACGGCTTCGTGGGGGCCGGTCGCTACTTTGAGCTTGGTTCGGTCGAGGCCGCATGCGTCGATGATGGTGAGGGCCTCCGAGATGACTCCTGCGGGGGTCATTCAGTTCACCCCCAGCCACTGCCACAGGCTCCAGAAGGTGAGGGCGGAGCCGAGGGTGGCGAGGCCAGCGGCGAGGCCGGCGATGGTGAAGGCGATGCCGGCGAAGACGAGCTCTCCGGCGCGGTTGAGGCGACGGTCGAGGCTGTTGTCGTTGGGGGCGGCGTGTCGCATTGGGGCTTCCTCTCAGTCGGTGCGGACGATGACGATACTGCCGGCTGGGGCAGTGACGTAGGAGCCTTTCTGGGCTCCTGCCGCGCCGCCGCGGAGGGTGAGGGTCCGGTAGGCGGGGCGGCCTGGGGTCGGGGCGTTGGATTCGATTCGCCAGATGGCTCCTTCGCGGACGATGAGGGAGCCGGCAGAGACGCATTCGATGGGGGTGGGCTTGGTTGGTTGGTGAGGGTACATCATTGCAGTGCTTCTTCCTTAGGCTGTAAGAGGCCCCGCGCCGGCCTGGACTGCGTTCTTGAGGGCGGCGCAGAGGCCGTCGAGAGTGTCCTCGGGGCCGTACGGGACGCGGGCGGGCTGGCCGCCGCGAGGCCTGACGGTGACCCAGCCATCGTTGACGATGACTTGAGTGCCGGCAGGGAGTCCCTCGTCGGCGATGGTGTTCCAGGCGGCGATCCGAGCGATGGAAGCTGCGTTCATTATCGGCTCCTTCTGGGTGGAAGGTCAGTGCGCCTTGAGGGCGTCGGCGTCGAGGTGGCCCGCGTCGATCAGTAGGTCGCAGAGGTTGTCGTAGAGCTCGCTGCTGGGCGACCCGTCGTAGGGGAGGCCCCACTGGTCCACGTCCTGGAAGACATGCTCGTCATTGACGGTGAGGGTCCACCGGGTGAGGGGGGCGCCTGCGTAATCGGGGGCGGGGGTGAAGTTCAGTTCGGTGGAGGTGTTCATGGTTTGGTTCCTTCCTTGTTGGCCTGACAGGAACAATACTGCCTCTCCCTTTCTGCCCTGTCAACGCCGCCCGCCGTGACGCTCGTCACCTACAGGGAAGCCCGGGCCTCCCGCACGCCTTGGTGGCGGGGAAGCCCGGGCCGGGGATGCCGTGGACCGCGGCTTCAGGGTACCTCAGGACCAGAGGCGCCAGCTGGACGATGTTCCTTGCCCCAGTTCGAACGTCAGCAGTTGCGGCGAGGATGATTCCCCGGACGCGTTCTGGAACCACGAGCTACCCGGATCCATCGTCGGCGCGCAAATGATCTGCCGACTGTCGCCGACTGTCTGCACAGAGAAGGAGTGCCAGTGGCCGTGCAACAACACGCGGGCGTACTGCATGCCCGCCACACAGCCGAACGCCTGTCCGCGAAACCAGTCAGTAACTCGCTGCTTGCTGCCGGCCGCATGCCCGTGGGTGACGCCCATGACTGTTCCATCCGCGGCCCGCACGGTCAGCGATTCCAGCCGCCTCTCCGGCGCCTCGAACCTGACGTGCTCATAGCCGGGGCGCCCGGCGACGATCTCCCGGATGTTGTCGGCGATCAACAGGCCATAGTCGTCCCCGGGGAACGAAGCGCGCCGGGCCCGGCCGACCCCGGTACGGACCTGGCAGTGATTCGACGGCACGGCCACATAGGTGACTTCCGGGGCGGCGCCGGCCAGGGACCGGAGCGCGTCAGCGAGGAGCGCCTGCGCGGTGCGGATCTGATAAGTGAGCGGCAGGTCATTGGTTTGCGCCTGCGACACCGTGTTATTGAAACCTTCGGTCGAGTCACCGCAGTCAACGAGAATGACCCGCCTGTAGCGGCCGGTGACGTGCGCGGCGATTTGGGCCACGGCGGAACGGACGCGCCGGACAGTCTCTTCGGTGCCGCCTCCGCGGTCGACTTTCCCGATCTGCAGGTCAGACAGCACGACCACGAGGGTTGACGGGGATGCCACCTCGGCGGGCGCGCTGGGCGCCTCTGCGAAGATTGGCGCGAGGTCCTCGAAGCGTCTGGCCTGCACCTCGCCGCGCTCGACAACCCCCGGCTTGTACGTGATCTTCTCGTACGACCCGTCCTGCAGGCGCACGGTCTTCCCGCGCGCCGTGATGGCCTCTACGGGCACGCCGAAGTACTCGTCGACACCTCCTCTGCCCTGCTCGCTGCGGCGCTTCAGTGCCTTCCTGTGGCGCCTGACGGCCGCCTCTGAGGTGCCGTACTCGTCGGCGATGGCCTGGTTTGTGCGGCGCTGGTGCTGCGGCAGAGCGTCGTTCTCGAGGATTGCCTCGTCTAGGGGAGTCACTTGCCCGCCTCTTCCTTGTAGTTGTTCACCCACTGGCGGAGCTTGTACATGTTGAACCCGGCCCAGTGGGTGATCGTGTCGCCGGTGCGCTTGTCGACCACATAGCAGACCGGCGCGGCCGTGTAGTTGTTGGCTGCGGCAAGCGCCTGGGCGGTGCCGTCGTCCTTGTACTTCGTCTCCAGGTATGGCGTGTCGTTCTTCGTGAGGTACCGCTTCGAGGAGCGGCACTGCTGGCAGGACGGCTGGGAAGCGATCATGATCTCGAATGAAGCCATTAGGTTGTTCCTTCGGTTTTATAAAGGTCTACGTGTAGTGGGGCGGGTGGGGGTACTTCCGGCGGTTTCCCCCCACCCGCAGCGCCGGATCAGAACGGCGCGTTGAACGTGTTGGACGTGGTCGGAGCGAGGGCCTGCACGCCGCCGGCCTTGTCGGACTTCTTGATGTAGCCGAGGAGCTTCGGGAAGCGCACCTCGAGGGCGACGCCGGACTTGGTGCCGGACTCCCAGTTGCGGCGGACGAGCGCCCCGGACAGGGACACCTGGTCGCCCTTCCGGAGAATGTCGCCGAGGTAGTTCTCCCGGTCGCCGAAGAATGTGACGTCGATGTACAGCGGGTCGCCGTCGTCCTCCCACTGCTTCGTGTCCCGGTTCTGCTGCCGACGGGTGGCGGCAAGCGCCAGCTTCAGCATTGCAGTGCCTGACTGCGCGTACTTGATCTCCGGGTCCCTGGTGAGCGTCCCCGTGACGGTGATCTCAGCGGCCATTGGTGTTCCTTTCGTTGAAGAGGTTGATGATGGTGACGAGGTCGGTGACCGTCATGGTCACCCATTGGTCTTCGGGTTTGCCGTTGCCGTGTCTTTTGTGGATGACGACTCCGGCGGCTCCCCCGATGTTGCCGGCTTCAGTATGCGCCTCCCGAGTCCACTTTGGCAAGTCCATTCGGGTGACGTTTTTGCATTCGATGGCGATGTTTTTGCCGGCGAGGTGGACTCCGGCAATGTCTCCAGAGTCGTGCACCCCCGTTTTGACTTGCCGGTCAACGTGGAGGCCGTACAGCCGGTCGTTGAGGTGGTCGGCGATTAGCCGCTCGAACCTGCTACCGGCCGCTTTCGCGGACTTCAGGTTGCGTCCCATGCCTCGCACAGCTCCTTCTCGACCCGGTCGTAGATGGCGGCCAGTCGGTCCTGGAGGTATCCGCGCATCTCTGTAGTGTCCTCCCGGCGGGAAGCCAGGTAGGCATCCGCATCCTCCCAGCGGCCCCGGAGAGAGAGTAGGCCGTCCGCCACGGACATGTCCTTGGCGATGTTGCCGACGTACCTGACGGCATACCAGTGCGCCTTCGCCATGTCTTCCTCGTATGCGCTGCCGGACTTGAAGCCGGCGCGGAGGGCGTACTTCAGGATGTTGCCGACCAGGAACGCCTCCCGCTCGGTCAGGTCGATGACCTCGACGGGCCACCGCGTGTAGTGGCCGGGATGGTTGACGTTGTCACTCATGAGATCACCACCACAGCCTCGCCCGTCGGGTCAACGTGGAACAGGTCCCAATCGTCCGGGGCGACCTCCCGGTCGGCGTGCATGACGAGCGGGACCGCGGCCTGTTCATAGTCGGCATCCGTTGCGGTGGGGATGACGACGGGCGTGTCATTGCCGTACCGGAATGCAATGTCCTGGAGGTCCCGGAGCAGCCGCCCGACAGTCAGCTGGAGCGCACCGCCAGCCGGCCGGGCGTCGCCGGTGGGGGCGCCGGCAGCGTCGGCGTGGCCGACGTTGCCGGTAGACCCGAAGCCCCCCTGGCCGCGGTCCGTGTCGTCCTTCACGACGCCGGCACGCACCTCGACGGACGGCTGGGCGTGGATGATCAGCTGGCAGACGCAGTCCCGGGCGGAAACCAGCACTGGTTCGGCGAGCGCAGTGACGAGAAGTTTCAGGTCGCCGCGGTAGCCGGAATCAATAACGCCCACACCATTGGGGATGGCGAGTCCCTTCCTGCCGGCCGAGGACCGGAGGGTCAGCAGCCCGTAGTAGCCGTCAGGGATGGCGACGCGGACGCCCAGATCAATCGTGCGCACAACGCCGCGGCGGGCAAGGCAGGCCTGCCCTTCGGGGACGTACAGGTCCAGGCCGGCGTCTGTAGTGTGCGCGCGAGTCGGATCCTGCACGTCCATTGTCTTCTGGATGGTGACCTTCATGAGTGTTCCTTCCTGTTCCAAGGGGACCTGTCTCGGCCCCTAGCCAAATCATGCGGCTCGGCGTGGTAGTTGTCAATGTCGTCCTCGTCCCACGCGAGCGGGGAGTGAGCGCCGGTGGCGACGGCGATTCTGTGGGCGCCCCGGGATTCGTAGTTCACGGGGGCGGGGTTGCACTGATTGCGGGACCAGGCGCACGCAATGAGGGCCCTGTCCTCCTCTAGCACGTACTCACCCGCCCGGCCTTTCTGTACGGACTTCAGCTTCACGCCGGCCATGTCGGCGATCCGCTGCTCGGAGTGGCCGATCCACATGAGCGACAGGATTCGCCGCTGCACTCCGATCGGGGTGACGGTGTGAACTTTCACTGCTCCTCCTGCGGCTCCGGGTTGACGCCCGCCTCCCACTTGTCGATGACGGCGGACAGGGAGTCCGGGTTATCCATGGTCGCGCCGGCGGCCTGCGCCTGTTGCCATACCTCATTGGCATCCCGACCGGACTCGTGGCAGTAGTCCATGAGGATGGTGCGAGTCATGTCCCGCTGCGTGTGGTCCTCCTGCGCCTGCTGCGCGGGCCTCTGCGGGGCGTTCTGCGCGGGGGCCGCCTCCAGCTCCTCTGGCGTGTAAACGGTGCCTGCGAGGGCGTCTGACGCGCCCTGACGGCACACCTCGGTGATGGCGCGAGCGCGGAGCATCTGCCTTGGGTACTGCTGCCACGGGCCGCGGCTACCCCACAGGCCGGCGGCCTGGGCTTTCGCCTTGTCCCAGGTGACGGTGAACTCGTAGTCGGGGTCGTCTGCGCGGATCAGGGTAGCGGTCACAGAGTCACCGTGCTCGCGGAGCCGCAACTTATGGCCGGCCCTGCGCACGACAGCGCCCATCAGGTCGGCGGACATTGTCATCTTGCCGCGGGCCACGACCATCGACTGCATCACTTGCGTGTACGGGACGCCCAGGGCGTCGCCGATGTCCATGGCCCACACGATGTCGGCGGGCTTACCCCGGTATTCGGTGGGGATCAGCGAGGACTGAGCGACGATTTTCGCGTGCTCAATGCGGTCTGTCATCGAGGTGTTCCTTTCATCACTGTGCCGAGGAGCTGGCTGGCTACGTCCGCGGGGTGTGCGTCACATTGGTATGGCATGTCCACGGTTGAACGGCCGGCGCGCATGGTGACCCCGGCTTGGCCCACACGGACGGTCATAAGGTCCCGGTCACTCCCGTAAATGTACAGGAGCGCGGCCTCGCTGTCAACCATCGGCTCTTCGACGAGGTGGTCAGGGCCGGGGTGGTCGCGGAGGCAGACGGCGGCGATGACCTTGGCCATGGCGATCCTGTCCGCGACGCCGGCGTAACGGCCGATCATGACCACTCCTCGCGGGCGTCGTTGAGGGCGCGGCGGATCGCGTTGTAGATGGATTCCTTGGGGGCGTTCGGGTCGCAGACGTAGCGGCTGCCGCACGCGTCGAGGGCGTACAGTCCGTCCTCGTCCACCCCGGCGACCATATTGCCGCGCTCGGTGCGGGCCTCGATGTACGGGGCCCCGTGAGTGGTGCGCCGGAAAGCGGCGTACTCGCCGGCGCCGAGGTGGCCGCGGATCGCTTCGAGGAGAGGCATGAGGAGGCGGGCCTGAGATAGAGGCGACATTGGCAGTTCCTTTCGTGCTGTTGTTTGGTTTACCGGTTGCCGGGGTAGTAGGCGTCTACGTCGGTGGGGTTGCGGGCTTCGTCGAGGACGGCGCGAAGCATGGCCTCCTTGTCGGCCTTCCCGACGGCGTCCAGGATGTGCCCGCGCTCGAAGGGGTCGGAGCGGCAGAACCGGCCGCCGCCGTCCCATATGTTGCTGCCGCCCGCGGGCCCGGAGATGTGGAGGAAGGGTTCCCCGTTGCGGCCCGTGCTTGTTGACAGGGTTTCCCCTTCCCGAAGGAGGGGGCGCAGGTAGGCGATCGCGTCGGCGAAGACTTCCTCCGGGTCTGGCGGAGGAAGCGGCCGTCCGTTGCGTCGCGCATGGCCGAGTACCGCATCAATCGTCCGATCGGCGATGTCCTCGCCAGGGGCCCACACCTCGAGGGCGTCGAGCGCGGCGATGCCGTACAGGTTCTCCGCGGTGATGGTGTACACGTAGGCGGGGGCGCCGGCCGTGATGATGGAGTACATGCGGGCGCCGAAGTAGTTGGACGGCCGCTCGGTCAAGGTCTCCCCCTCAATAAGGTGGGAGCGGACCAGGTCTTCGATGTCGGAGAGCTCCATTTACGTTCCTTTCAGCTGTGGCGGATGTGGATCACTTGAGTGCGGCCGGTGGCCGAGTCTGTGTAAGTGACGCGCTTCCAGTCGGCCATCTCGGCTCGCTCGACACGCCGGCGGTATCTGGCGGCTGCAGCCCTCGCCGACTCGGACCGGTTTTTCATTTTCGTGTTCTGGGGGATTCTCATGGCAGCGGCAGGTTTCTCAGAATGTTTTCCGCAGCAGCCTCGGCATTCTCGTATTCGAATACCGGGGCCTGAGGGAGTGGCTTGTTGGACGAGGCAACGACGATGTTGAGGCCGTTGTTTATGAGCGCAACGCCGCGCCCTGGAATTACGATTGCATGCTTCTGGACGTTACCCATTGCGGACATTACGGTGACGGGTTTCGCTTCGGCTGGGAAGCCGCGGCGACCGACTTCCCTGGCGATATCGTTGGCCATCATCCACGGATCTTTCTTCTTGCCCCTGCCGAACATCAGTTCCCCTCGAGGGAGAGGAAGCCTCCGACGATCCGGCCGGCATCCTTGGGTGCGATCGGGTAGGAGATGTGCGCGCCGAGCTTCGACACATACACGATGCGGTTGTGGTGGACGGCAACCTTCGCGGCGCAGGTGGTCTTCCCGTCTTCAGCGATGGCGACCACGGCCGCGTCGGGGTAGCCGGCCCGACCGACCTCGGTGGCGACGGCGCCGTAGCCGACCCTGTTCTCGCGGACCCACTTCGCGATGAGGGTCGCGACGTCGTTCTGGGTGGTGGTTGACAAGTACATGGAGTGTTCCTTCCTGAGGTCGCGTGAGCGCTTCTGAGGGCCGTTCATCGGCCGGCCGGTGCCTGGTACCGGGTGGGGGGCGTTCGGCCGTCTGCGTGGCGGAGAATGGCCTTCCTGCGGTTGCTGGACCGGGTGGCCTTGATGGCGACAGGCAGGCCGACGACCAGGGCCGGGACGGTCGCCGGTCCGACCCCGCCGGCGAGCAGACCGGCGACCGCGCCGAGCACGGCGACGATCGCGAGGGTGGCGACCCAGGCGATCAGGGTGGTAGCTGCGCGGCTGGGGAGCTGGGCGGTAGTGTTCATTTGGTTCCTCCTCAGTAGGGGTTGATTGACCTGATGGGATCAATCTACGGCGTGTCGCCACGCCGGTCAAGCCGTGTCGCGGTGACGTTGATCACGATCCAGGAGGGGTGGGGGGCGGCTCAAAACGAGCCGACAGGGGCGGCTCAAAATGAGCCCCAAACCTTATCTAAGAGAATAAACACCCCCCTACCCCCCGCTGCCAGGCCAGCTCGGGGCGCGCCCCGAGCT